AATTCAGGCCCTAGAACTAGGAAAAGAAGTGCGTTCGTGCTTCTTTTTTGGTATAAAAGTAAAAACCCTTTTGTATCAAGGGTTTTAGCGTGCTGACTACGTTTTTGACTACGCTTCGAGAAATTTTAATAAGCGATCTGCAACATCTGACCGCTGTTTGTCATTTAAGTGTGTGTACATATCGAGTGTCGTTTGGATATTTGAGTGGCCCAATCTGTCCGATATCGTCTTAGGTTCTATACCAGCTTCAAAGAGCAGGCTTGCGTGTGTGTGCCTCAAACTATGCACACTAAATTGTTTTAGTTTGTGTTTACCAAGAAAATATTTCAGTTCGTCCCGAAAATGCGCAAAGTCGAAGTAACCGCCCTTGGTGTTAGTGATGACGATATTTTTTGATTTGATCCCGTGTTTAAAGAATATTTTCTTCTGCTCCAGCTTCCAATCTTTTAAAATCTGTACCGTGCTATCGTCTAGTGAGATCGTCCGTGTGCTACGTTTGGTTTTAGGAGATTGAGTAGATAACTTGCCATTAATCGTGACAAGTGTCTTGCTGACCGATATGGTCTTATTTTTAAAATCAATATCAGACCATTCGAGTCCCAGCAATTCCCCTCGCCTTAATCCAGTATAAGCGAGTGTGTGCCATGCAGTATACAGGACAGGCCTGGCATCTTTCTTCGCCAGCGTGAGAAATTTGTTTAATTCTTTTTTAGTGAGTGCTATCTTTTCTTTTCGTGGTTTCTGCTGCTTAGGTCGTATGATCCTATCGACTGGATTGGTCTGGACAATTTCCAGATGCACAGCATACTTAAATACCCGATTAATGATAGATAGATAATTTAAGTAGGTCACATACTTTTTGCTTAACTCTATGACAATTTTCTGCATTTTGGCCACGGACACGCTCTCTATTCGGATATCTTTAAAGTGATGCTCTATGATCGCTTCAAGATAATTCTTTGTATTTTGGTATGTCGTGGGCTTCACAGTCGTTTCATAGCTCTCCAGCCACAGGTCGGCTACTTCTTTAAACGTAGGCTTGCTAGAGTGATCTGTAAAGCCATTCTCTTCCACGGATAGCAATAGTTCCCGTTCTGCTTTTTTTGCTTCTTTCTGCGTTTTAAACCCTCTACGAGTCGTGCGCCTTTGCTTGCCTGTAAATGGATCAACACCAAGATATGCTTGGAGCATATAGCGTGCCTCTCCATCTTTCGTTAAATATTTTTTAATCATGACATAATACCATCGATATGATATACTTACAATATCTTTCCTATCTACCGTCCCATTTTTCGGGGCGGTTTTTTTATTTTATCTTTCAACTTGCTTTTGTCGGCGGTTTGGAGATTTTAAAAAAATTAAAAGCCCTACTCGTAAGAGTAAGGCTAGAATTGTCCTCTCGGGACAGTATCATATATTTTGTCGTCAAGCGACCTTATGATATAATTCTAACCCTAAATGAAGTAAAAGTCAAGAAAAATAGTCGGATTTTAGAAAATCTTCTTTAACGCTTCATCTATTTTGTCCATAGTATCATCGGAAAGTACAATACCATTCAAAATTGAACTATTATTTTTGGGATCGTAGAGTCTCATTTTACTAATTGTCGTTACCTGATTTAATAGAACTATGCTATCTTTATTCATATTCTGTGTTTTTATAACAGTTTTCTGAGCATACTCTAGTTTCTCAACAATTTCTGTAAGTAACTTATTGTTCTCGTCTAATTCTTGTTTAATTTTGCCCGCCTCAATATTTGCGAAGTCTAAATTATTCTCAATGGTGCGTAACTGATTTGCAAAAGAAGGATCTATATCATTTTGTGATGAATTTTCAATATTTTCAATCGCCTTTTTATTGTCACGAACCAATGAATCTATTACCTTTGCCCTTTCATTTAATTCTTTCTTTTTTTTGGAATAGCGGTCATATAATGCAGTTAACTCATTGGTCTTTAGTATTGCCTTACTTCTTAATAATTGAAATACTTCGTCACCAATTGGCAATTGAAAATATTTTAGATTATCCATGTCTGTAGTTTCTTTTACAGATGTCAGAGGTAAAACTTGAAGAAGATGATTTAAACGGGCATCTTTTTTATTTAGAACTATTGCATAATGAAGTCCGCCATATTCCATCCCAACGTTAAATCCAAAGTCGGCATAAACAATGCTCCCCCTTTTTAAAGCCTTAATACTCCTAGAGTTAAATTTCTTTTCTGTATTTAAATACTTAGTCCAGTTTTCGACCCATTGGGCTATTTTTTCAGATCGCTTATTTTCTTGATCTCCAATTTGCTGAAGATGTTGGAGATAATCCTCTAGTTCTTGGATTACAGTTGCAGTATAGATAGCTATTTCTTGGTTTGTTCTATCACTTCCCATAGTAAATGTTCCCTTTCTAACTAATTAGTGAATTAAACTCGTCTTTGACCATCGTTTCATCAGCAATGGTCTTTAATTTGTACTTTTCCATAAATTTTATGTAATTGAAATCCCTGACATCTTCCATTAATTGTAATTCCTCTTCCAGCTTTTACAAGGGTGGCTTTTTTATTTATCTAAAATCATTTTACCGTCTTGCTCCTGTGCAATAACTTTTGCATTAGCATCTAAAACGATAAGGTTTGGAGCTTTAAAGTTTGGGTCATACTGTCTAAGCTCATTCTCTCCAGACTGTTTTATTTTAAGCATACCGTCAACCATAGGTTGAGCCTGTTTAATCTGTTCATCGGTTAGGGCGTCTGAAATAGTGATTGCTATATCTTTCTCGGTTGAATTAACAGACGCTTTAGGATCAACTCCATGTACCCATGCTTTAAATTTTTCTACAAAAACATCATAAGCAGAACGTCCTTGTAAAACATCACTAGAAGAAGTTGAAGAAGTCGATACTTTACTTGATGATGAGACTTGTTCCGTGCTTTGTTCTTGACCTTGTTCTGTATCTACCTCTTGCTGACTGCAACCAGTCAATAATAGAGTGAGTGCTGCGACTGCTACGAATGTTACCTTTTTCATATTATTCTCCTTTTGGCTATCCCGCTAGCCTGTATAATCTTCCAAATACCATCATTTAATTTGCGATGGTTTTTATTTTTCTTCTCTATACACATCCACGACTTTACCGATGATCCTAAAATCACTGTCGGAATTGATTGGTATATCTTTATAATTCTTATTAAAACTTCTCAGATAGGCCTTATCTTTCTCTATAATAAGTTGTTTGATATATGCTTCTCCCTCGTAGTCAAATACTCCAACCGTGCCACTTGGAAGCTCTACCGTCAATTTGACAAAGACATAATCCCCAGATTTATAATCTGGCTCCATCGAATCTCCGTAAATCGGACAAACAAAATCAGCGTCCACCTTCACAGGCAATTGAATCGTTTCTATCTGTACTTCGTTTAAATATTGCCCTGTTCCAGCAGATACAGGCTGGTCATAGTAGTTGTATGCTATGTACTCAACGACTATATCATGGACTTCAGCAAGCTTTTTCTTGGCTTGTTTTTGCTCCTCAAGTTGCCTCTCTGCACAAGTCAGTACATTACGCTGGTATGGTTCTGGATCGAGTTGAGAAAGTATTTCCTCGACACTTTCAATAATCGAATTGTCTGATTGTTTTAAAATAGGAAACAGATCGTCTATAGTGACATTAAGTGCATTCGCTATTTTAAATAAAGTATTCTTCTTTGGAGTTCTAAAACCTTTTTCATAATTAGCTATTGTTGTATTTCCCATTTCGATTAGATCGGCTAACTCCTTCTGAGTCAGACCTCTTTGATCACGAAATTCCTTTATTTTTAACCCAATGTAAATGGCTAATTCTTGATCAGTCATATTCATCACCTTTTTGTACATTTTATAGGTAAATTATAACAAATACTTCACGTTTTGAAAAGTTTTTTTATTTTTTCGATAAAAAACTATTGACACTTCACGAAACGTGAAGTATAATATAGTCAAGGTTAAGAAATTAACCCAAAACAAAAGAAAGGAAGGACAGTATGCTGAACCGAAGGCAAAAGAAAAAAGACCCTTGGTTGACACAACCAAGAGCCACAGTCATATCGGCGATCATAGCACTAATCGCCGTGATACTTCAACTCTTATTTAAATAAGAGTCACACACAGTTGTAGGAGGGGGCGCAAGCCCCAACCCTACGACTTAAGTTTAGCATACTGTCCAGAGAAAAGCAATGGACGACAAAAGATGGGAAATTGGCGGTTTGATCGCAGTAGGAGCGATTATTGTAATTGTAATTTTAAATTTAATTAAGTAGGAGGTGTAGAAAATGGCAAATGAAGTAGAAAAAACAGCCATCAATGAAGTATTGAGGACTGTTGCACTAATTAATAAAAGGTTTGAAGAAATCGTTGAATTACAACGTCAACAAGATCTAGCTATTTTTTATCTTCGTGGTGTTCTTGATGCGAAGGATCAAGTTTTATAGTGTAGAACGAGGAAAACAGAATGAAACCAAAACGATATCCGTATAGCGGAGAAAAAAAGCCTATCGGACAATCGATAGACTTTACAATAGACCAAAACTCTATTCTTCAGTTGTGTTCTCTAATTTCCCAATCGAAACACCCAATATCTGATCTAAAAATAGACAAACATACGGCATTTTAAGTGGACCACCGATAGAATTGTTGTGAACTTCAACATCTACTAAAAAGAATGTTGTTGGATTTTTTTCATCGTATTCAGAAACTCGACAATCTTTTATTGCTTGAATAATCGCAGATACCTCAGGATAATCATCAGGATTATAAAGTTTGCCAATATATTGTCCTGCAGCTGTTTGGATTATCAATTTATGGTCTGAATTTTTAGCGATAATTCCATGCGTTAGTAGAATGTCACGTTTTGCTAAGTTGTTACTCATATCTTTTCCTCCTTTCTGTTTAGATTTTGACTAAAACGGTGAGAGGTCTCAGTCAAGATATATTATAACATGGATAACAGAAAAACACAACATATTGGGGGACAAAAGCATTTACATCCCAATATATAGTGTTTTGGAGGAGATATAGATGTGGGAACAATTAAATAGAATCATGCAGGAAAGAAATTTGAATGGTTATCAATTATCTAAGATGTCTGGAGTCAACCGTAGTTTCTTTTCTGATTTGAAAAGCGGAAAGGTGAAATACCTTTCTTGGCCGAACATATGCAAAATAGCTGATGCACTAGAAGTCAGCTTGGACGAATTTAGATAGGAGGTGAAAGAATGCAGATTCTGCTGTATAAATTGAGAAAAGAACATGGCCTTTCTCAAAGAGAAATGGCAAAATTGATAAATAAAAGTGAAGTTTCTTATCGAAATAAAGAATTAGGGAAGACAGACTTCACTCAAAGTGAGATGTTTATAATCGCTCGACATTTCAATAAAGAGTTGGGCGATATATTTACACCCTAAACTTCACGAAACGTGAATTAAAAGAAAGGAGAATTTATGAACGAACTAGAAAGAACAGCCCTCAATGAAATACTGAGGACCGTGACATATATTGCTGAGAAGTTGGATGAATTGGAGGTGCTGGAGCAGGAAAGAATTGAGGAGTAGAAAGGAGAAATGTGAATGAAAATTGAAGGGATTACTACTATAGATTCAGAAATTTCTTTCGGGGAGTGCGATATTCAAGAAGTTCCCGAAGAAATAAAAAAGCTCTTCCCCGACCAGAATCTTATAAAAGTTTCTGAAAAGGGAAAAAGCTACATCCTAAACACAGACTATATTGTATTACTTTTTACGAGTCTGTGAAAGAGCCGAGCCAGCGATAGATTTTGTTCGAGCAGAAGAACGCCCGTCACGAAGAGCTTTGCTTGCTTTGGTGGCGACTTTAGCAGATGTTTGCTTGGTATTTTTTGCCATAAGCAATCCTCCTTTCTTAATTATTTGACTTGTTATTTTCATAAGGAGTTAGAAAGGTCTTATCAAAACGTTTTAGTCAAGATATATTATAGCTTAAATGCATTTATTTGTCAATATGTTGTGCAGGAAAGGAGTAAATATATTGTCGAAACACAATATATAGTATTTGAATGTGGGATAAAATCGAACATCAATTAAAACTAAGAGACTGGTCTATGTATAGATTGGCCAAAGAATCAGGAGTCCATCAATCGAATTTCTCAAACCTAAAGGCTGGAAGATTAAAAGAGATGTCGTGGACGAATATGTGCAAAATTGCTGATGCACTGGAAGTCAGCTTGGACGAGTTCAGATAGAAAGGAGCAAACATGAAAAATAGTTTAGTCGGCAAGTACCTTGAAATATCTGGAGAGATTGTAGGTCAGATTGTCGCAGAAGAAAAAGAGACACTGCTTATCAGAAAAACAATAGTAGATAAAGAATTAGTGAAACGTGAAAACGAAGAACTAGAAACAATTATCTCTCACTTGTTACTTACTGAAAAAGCAGTGTATCTATCAAAAAATTATTTAGATAATTATTGGGTTAAAACAGTTGAATTACCTAACATTCCTGTAACCGTCAATGCGATTGACAGCGTGGTCTTGATTAACAAACTCTTTGGCATGTAAATTTGGCTCGGCGTAGCCACTAACATACTCAATGAGTGTAATCAGATAACGATTAGTTTTCGGGTCAGGATTTACAGCTACGATACTACCAGGGGATGGAATCTCTGGGAGTGATACTGTGTGCACGGTCCGACCTTCTACAACAATATGACAAGTAGTCATAACTTATTCTCCTTTCTTTTAGGATAAGTCAATTATAGCAAAAAAGCACCTCTAGGCGAGGCGCTTACAAAAAAATCTAAACAAATTATATCACGGGGGAAATGAAAAGTAAATGAACGAAATCACTTTATCAAACAATCTTGCTCAGATTGAGCTAGAAATTAGCCATCACAAACAAATAGCTGGCCAGTCGATTTGGGAAATCGGCAGACGGTTGAACCATGTAAAGGAAAACGATCTTGCTCACGGTGAATTCATGGATTGGTACCTCAGTCTCGGTATTGATAAGGATTTCGCCAGTAAATCAATGAAAATTGCTAAAGAACTTCCAAATTTCGAAACGTTTCGAAATTTAGGAACAACAGCACTTCATCTGATCGCAACTCTTCCAGAAGAAGAAAAGCAGGAGCAGATCCAGCGTATCGAAGATGGTGACACTCCTACAGTGCGAGAGTTGCAGGAAGTCAAGAAGAAACTCAAACTAAGCCAACAAGCGAATGATCTTCTAAGGGGCGAGAATGAGGCTCTAAGGGCTTCTAAAGTTGAGGTGAGGGAAACAATCAAGGAAGTCGTTCCAGAGGACTACAGAGCCACACGGGAGCTAAATAAGCGATTGTTATTGAAGAATCAAGAACTGTCCGACAGCATGAAAGCGATGGAGGAGCGTTCTGAGTTTATCAATAACAAACTAAACGAGATGATGGCCCAGCGTGCAGAGGCTGATAAGAAATCTGCTCAGTACGATGAATTGACCAGAGCGATTGAAGAATCACAGGGACAACTCAACAACGTACAGAAGCAGATCTCAGCTTATAAAAACATCACAAGCCTATTACAAAAAGGAAATGACTTTTTAGCAAGCATGGGCGGTCTGATCTATGCCGATGAAAAGAATGTTTTAAAAGCTGATGGAATCGTCCGAGACGAATTCGATAGCTTCATCAGTCGAGGGTTGAGATTTTTCAACGACCTGAACGATATCCGTAAAGAAAGCAATATTTTGGAAGGAGAATTTGAATGACAAATGAAATTGCAAAAATCAACAATGATTTAACTACAGAAGATGTGATGATCCATGCGTTGCAAGAATTGAAAAAGCTGAAAGAAGGGCAATCCGTTCTATCAGCCGATGTAGATTATTTGAAGAATGAGCAACCAGTGAATCCGTCAATTTGTTTAGCACTTGAAAAAATGCGAAAGCAAAAAGTTGTCGAACTTCTGGGCGGTAAAGATAGCCAAGCATACAAGGATCGAAAATTTGCTCAGTCAGTATTCTCGCAGGCAGCCAAAGACTTCAAGGAATACTTCCGAATCCCACGCTATGACTTGCTGAAACGCAAGGACGAAGAACAAGCGTTTGACTATTGGGGAAGCTGGGAACCATCAGCCAACACTAAGTTGGAAATCAAAAACCGCAATGGTCAAATGAGCTTGGTTGGTTGAAATGGCTTGGCAAATAAAAAAAGCACTTTTGGGGAAAAGCGCTCAAATAAATTAACCAAGACAATTATACCACAGAACGGAGAGGTGGGCAATGATTGAAGAATTGATTAAAGAACAAATCAGAGAAATTTATCTCGAAGCGAAAGAACAAGCTAAAAAGGAATTGCTACCAGTAAACCAAGCAGAGCTACAGGAAATATTTGGCTTTAGCAATGAATACTTGAAACGCTTGAAACGCAAAGGCTTGAAATTTCGCAAACAAGGAAAGTACATCATGTATGATCTGAATGATGTACATGAGATTTTGGAACTAGAGAAGGAGATACAACATGTATAACGACATTATTGCAGGACTGACAATTGCAGGAACATTTTTCACAGCTGGCTACATCGGAGCTGTTTGGGACTTTAAAAAGGCCCAACGCAAAAAGGCTAGACTAGCAAAACAGGAAGCGATCATGCAACAGTACGAAGAAGATCTACAAGAGAAATTTGAAGAAGGCTACCAAGCATTTCAAGCTGATCTAGCGTATGCACGCAAGCACTCTCACTCTGATAATGACTGGAGCATGATGGAGGTATAGATGGCACAAAGAAGAATGTTCAGTAGAAAAATTACAGACACAGATAAATTCATTGAGATGCCAGCAACAACACAAAATCTTTACTTTCATTTAAACATGAATGCAGATGATGAGGGTTTCGTGGATCGAGTCTCGATTATTCAACGAATGATCGGAGCGAGTGGAGATGATTTAAAACTTTTGATCGCAAAAGGGTTTGTTATCCCATTTGAAAGCGGAGTGGTCGTCATTCGGCACTGGCGAATTCACAATTATATTCAAGCTGATCGTTTCCAACCTACAATTTATCAAAACGAAAAATCTCAAATCGAATATGATGAGACAAAAACCGCTAATTTCAAGCGTTTAGGGGAATGTATACAAAATGTATACAAAGCGGATACGCAGGTAAGGTTAGGTAAGGATAGATTAGAGTTAGAGTTAGATAAGGATAGATTAGATCATCATCTAGACCAAAATGATGATGATGATAAAAATCTAGTTTTTAAAAAATTAAAAGAAGCCTTCGGTGAAATGAGTGTGAATGGCACTATGGTTGAAGAGGTCGAAAGACTACTTAAACAGTATGGTCAAGAACTTGTGGTTTTAGCTTTAGACAAAACGATCCTAAATGCAGGTAAATCTCTTAGATATACTATGTCAATCCTCCAACGCTGGGACGGTCAAGGATTAAGAACGGCTGAACAGATTAGGGTAGCTGACGAAGAGTACGAAAGGAAAAAAACCAACAGAACTCAAGCTGATCCTTACGGAAATATCCCTTCTTGGTCAAATTTGAGACCGGAGAATCAGAAAGAGCCAGAACCCGAAATGTCTGACGAAGAATATGAAAGACGGTTAAAGGAGTTTTTAGCTAGTGAATAAGATTGATTTTAAGAAAGTTAAGACTGACAGTAACCTATTTCGTGAGTTTGAACGGTACATGAAAGGATATTTCAATACACAGATCACAAAGGAACAGTTTTTGAACTTTGTAGATCTATGCGAGAACAAAAAATCCTTTCTCAACCCGTTTCAGATGTGTGCATGGCTACTCAATAAACCTGTAGAGGTGATTGTAGACAGATGGTACGAGGCGAAAAGGACGAAATAAATGTTTTTTAGAAAAGCAAGAAGAATCAAAGAGCTTAAAAAGCTAGTAGAAATATACAGAAAGCAAAATATCGAACACACGAATATTTTGAGGGTATTGCTAAATGAACGAAATGGAAGAAATGGAAATCGACTATAGAGATCCAGACTTATGGATTAGATCGGGATCATTCAAACGCTATTTAGGCGATGATGACGAAGTTTGAAATGAAAAACAGGAGATAAAACAATGACAAATGAATTAACTGAATTGACACAAAACCAAGTCACCTCAAAGGTGGCTACGCGAATCGAAGCTATGAAAGGCGAGGGGCTGATGATTGCTCCAAATTACAGCGTGAGCAATGCTTTGAGTTCGGCTTATTACGCTCTTAAAAATTCAAGCAGTGGGAATCTGCTATTAAAGTGTACCCCGGACAGCATCTACAACGCATTGTTAGATATGGTTACACAAGGACTAAGTCCAGCGAAAACACAATGTTATTTCATTCCTTACGGAAATATAGTTAAGTTGAATCGTTCTTACTTTGGGACTATGAAAGTGGTCAAACAACTGCCAGAAGTGAAAGATATTTACGCACAAGTCATTTTCGAAGGTGATGAATTTGAAGCTGAAAACGTTGACGGGCGCTGGAAGTTCATTAGTCACAAATCAAGCTGGAAAAACCAAGATAATCCGATCGAGGGGGCTTATTGCGTGATTGAAAAAACCGATGGTGAAAAGATTTTGACCATCATGACCAAGAAAGAAATTGACAGAGCTTGGTCGAAATCTCGTAATAAATCGGTGCAGAATGAGTTTCCACAAGAAATGGCAAAGCGCACTGTTATCAATCGGGCGGCAAAACAATTCTTTAACACTTCTGATGATAATGACCTTTTCATCGATGCCGTTAACCGTACAACTGAGAGCGAGTATGAAAATCATCAAGCAAAAGACGTGACCCCACCGGAAACCACAGAATCACTTGAGAGCTTTTTGGAAGGTGCGCCAGCAGATAATACTACCGAACCAGAAAAAGAGCGCACGGAACCTGTCGCGGCATCTGATGATGTATCGGAGGTTGAGGGTGAGGTTTATGAGGAACTTGGACTATTTGAAGGTGGCACAATCACACCTAAGGAGCAAAAATGAAAAAGTTGACTCAAGAAAATTATTATCAAGATAAAGAGTACCTGTCTTACTCGCGTATGAAGCAATTTTTAAAATGTCCAGCACGCGCCCTCGCTGTAGAGGGTGGCGCTTGGATTGAGTCGCGAGATGAAACACCCTTACTTTTAGGAAATTATGTACACAGCTACTTTGAAAGCCAAGAGGCACACGAAGCATTTCTAAAAGAAAACGGCGATAAGCTAATTTCAAAAGCTGGTAAAACCAAGGGACAACTCAAAAAAGACTTTTTGATCGGCGACTCTATGATTGCATCATTGAAAGATGATCCCTCTTTTAATCGCTTGTATCACGGAAGCTCAACCGAAAAGGTCGAGAAAGAAATGATCGTGTATGGTGAGATTGAGGGAGTGCCGTTTAAGGGGAAGTTGGACAGCGTGAACTTGACACAGGGTTATTTTGCAGACCTAAAGACAATGAAGTCTATCTATGATATGGAATGGAACACTGATCTACGGCGCAAGGTGCCGACAGCAGTCAATAACATTTTAGGCTTTGGGTATCACTCACAGCTCGCGATTTATCGAGAGTTGCTGAAACAAATGACGGGTGACGAATTTCGGCCTATCATCGTAGCGGTCAGCAAGGAAGAAGTACCAGATAAGGAAGTTATTCGGATTGATGAAGAATGGCTTGAGGAAGGTCTGGAGGAAGTAAAAGAAACCATTAAGGAAGTTTGGGATATGATCCAGCACAAGATAGAGCCTAAGGCTTGCGGTCATTGCGATTATTGCCGTGGCCAGAAGAAATTAAACAGCATCGTGACTTTAAATAATTTGATTGGAGATTAATTTTAATGATTAACAATGTATGCCTTGTCGGTCGTATGACCCGTGATGCTGAACTTCGCTACACCCCCTAGCAATCAAGCAGTAGCTACTTTCAGTCTAGCTGTTAACCGCAATTTCAAGAGCCAAAATGGAGAACGTGAAGCAGATTTTATTAACTGCGTGATCTGGAGACAACAAGCGGAAAACTTGGCTAATTGGGCCAAGAAAGGGGCTTTGATTGGGATTACAGGACGAATTCAAACACGCAACTTTGAAAACCAGCAAGGTCAGCGGGTCTATGTGACGGAAGTAGTCGCAGATAGCTTCCAGCTATTGGAAGGTCGGAAAGATCGTGAAGCTGGACCGTCGCAAGGCTACAGCCGGCCAGATTTTGGACGGCAGGCAGAGCCTATGGATATCCTTGAAAGCGATCTACCGTTCTAAGCTTATGACTTGGATCGAAGAACATTTTGCCAAAGAATATCCAGAGATTAAATCTATACAAGACATCTGGGATAAGGACGATTTAGGCGGATACGAAACACAGCGGTATTCGAGAGAATTGAATAAAGTGATTATCACTAACGACCTAACCGCTATCAGTAATGATCTGAAATCAATCGGACTCACTCTGGCAGATTTTAAACAGCAACTAACTTTATTTTAAACAAGGAGAAATAACATGAAACAACAAAAAGAATTTTACGTAATCGCGCAAAATGGAACAAACAAATTTTTGGCAGGATATAAAAATCGAGAATACGCATTAACATTTAGTGCTGACTTTGCTAATGAGATTCGCTGTGCGTTGATATTTGAGAAAGGAGATGAAGAATCAGAGAGAGCTGTACGCAACATTGCCGAAGCAGTAGGTGGCCGTCTTGTCAAAATCAAAGCGGAATACGAGATCACGGAAGAAGATGGATCAGAATTACAAGAACCAGTACAAAGCAACGAAGGAAGTGACCACGATGCCATTGATTGCTTTATCAAAAAAATGTTAGGTCTTTAAGATGATTAAGTTAACAATACCTATCGAACCAAAAGCCCAAACCCGCCCAAAATTTGGGCGAGGTGGGGCATACGAAGATCCAAAGATGAAAGCGTGGCGCAGATCTGCTACATACCTAATTAAAAGCCTGTATAAGGGCGAGAAACTACAAGGCTATCTCAAGGCAGAAGTCGCGTTTTATCTGAAAGCACCTCAAATCGTATCGAAAAAACCTACACCAAAGGCTAAGGCTAAAACATGGGAACGATATGAACGATTTATAAATGAGCGAATATACTGCGCTAAAAAGCCAGACTTGGACAATTTGGAAAAAGCAATATATGACAGCATTTCAGATGCCAATTGTATTTGGTGGGATGATAACCAAGTCGTAGAGCATACGACAAAGAAGGTCTACTCGCCAAATCCACGAATTGAAATCAAAATTAAAAAAATCTAGGAGACAAACTATGAAAACGTGAGGGTGAATAATTAAGGCTGGCAGATTGTAACAGATCTGTCAGTCATAGCTCCACAAAAATTAATGAGACGTGCTGGAGCAAGTATATCAAACTATAAAAAACAAAGGAGAGTCCTTTCTTTACACGATTATACATACAGTAAGTCTGATATACGCTTACGACCGATCAACACAAAATACCATAAGCTGGTAATGATGATAGTTCATAGTGATGTGGTTGATCCATCACGGGTTATGACGGTCGAGGGGTGGAAGCCTCGGAAGGTTCGACTCCTTCCATGACCTTTAGGACGGGTGCATTCGTGGACTCCTTATAGTTTTTTGTTACATTTAAAGAAAGGATTAATAAAAAGTTTATGGAATTAGAACACGAATTAGTAACGTTAACCAAGAAATGGTTTGTAGATCGTGATTTGGAGCATGGTGGACGATTGGACAAACAGGCTTTGAAATTGAGTGAAGAGTTTGGCGAGTTATGCGCTGGATATCTCAAGCAAAATGAGAAGTTAACGAAAGATAGCATCGGTGATTGTGCTGTAGTAATTGTAGGGCTGGCATTGTTAATTAAAGATGATGTACACGCAATCTTTGAAGAGTCTGACAACATCAGACGAAAAGATGCGATGGAATGTTTTAAATTGCTAAATGCAAACATTTCAGAATTCCAATTGTCGCAGGATTTGGCAAGCAAGGAAATGTGCAGACATAATTTAGTACGTGCGGTGGCTTATCTGAAATCTATTAGTAAGGCACTTGGCTACGAATTTGCGGATTGCTTTGAACTAGCATATAACGAGATCAAAGATCGTAAAGGTAAATGGATTGATGGAACATTTGTGAAAGAAGAGGATTTACCAGATGAATAAACAGGAGTTGATTAAAGAGTATGAAAATATTGTCAAAGACGACTCTCTTGAATTGTGCGGTTGCTACAACGAAAGAGAATCGGTATATTGTGAAGTTAAAAGGTATAAACTCAGAATCTGAAGAAAAGAACACACCCGCAAAGAGCTTGAAGAAGCTGGCTTTGGAGATGTGTTTAATAGCCCACTATTTGAGGTTGATGAGGTAACGGAATGAAAATTGCAAAGTATACACACAAGTCTTTTGATGGCGTGAAAAACATAAAAGGCTGGGTTTTGGTAAACAATTATGGAGAAAAAGAATTCGTTTATTACAATGGTACGGAATTATGCGTCCACCCTGCCAGCGATTGGGATGGAGAGTTGAAGGAGGTGGAAGGATGAGCAGATTTGAAATATATTTATCTAAAAACGACCTTGAGCATATCGCTAATGGACACGATATAAAAATAAAAATCGACGGTAAAAGATTTTTAAAAACAAACGAAATCATTTTGAAGCCTGCATTGGTAAATGATTTAACGAATCCGATATTGAATTATAAAAACAAAATAATCGACACAGAACAGCAAAACCTTGTTAATAACTTTATGGGAGGTGCAAGATGATTCCAAGATTTAGAGGGTTATCCATTGACGTAAACAGCAAAGGTAAAATGCAATATGGTTATCTGATTGCAGATGGTGAACAAGCTTTTATTATCAATGAAGTAATAGAAGCCAATGAGCAATACATCACTATAGGCTCTTGGTGTCCTGTAGATCCCAAAACAATTGGACAATCCACAGGTCTATTTGATAAGAATGGCAAGGAGGTCTTTGTCGGAGATATTATCAAATGTACAAGAGGATGTCCTCACGAAGTATACCTAGAAAAAGAATATGGTGGCACATTCATTGGAGGCATGCCTGCTATATATCTAAAGGGATTGCTAAGTGGGTATGCGTGGACCGGGGATGAGGAAATCATAGGTAACATTTACGAAAACCCAGAATTGTTAGAGGTGACAGAATGAGTAAGAAAGTTTCGATTACCTTGACTAGTGATCTATTTGAACATCTAGAAGCCCTAAAACTATATTATGGATATAAAAGTAGATCCGCAGTTGTCGAGAAAGCACTAGATGAATTGATTAGTAAGTGTGTATCAGATGAGGTATTCCACTACTATCTTGCTTGTGCTAGAGAAATAATGCGTGATATGGAGGGAGAACAATGACACGACCAAACAGATACCCATATACCAAGAACCAATGGGAAGAAGAAACGACACTAGTATGTTTCGGTGATGACACTAGTTTCAAATTGAGAGTTGAAAGAAATAGAATGACGGGGGACACTAAATGATCTTTGCTTTGACACTATCAGACATCGTAGAACTGATTATCGGGGCAATCTGGGTAATTGGTTTTATCGGTGCTATCATCGTGGGAATATTGAGTAGAAAGGAGAAACATGACTAAACTATTTTATACAATCATCGCATCAGTATCGCTGGTGTTTGTGATCGTATGCGTCAACTTAAACTCACGGATCAATGATCTAAATACTAAAGTGAGTGATCTCGAATGGACAGTACAAGAGCATGAGCTGTCTATCCAGCGACTGGCTGAGAAGAATAATGCGCAGGATGTGATTTTGAATAAGCTAAACAGCGAGTATCAGATGCGGGAGAGACAACGTGCGGAAGAGCTGAAAGAAGCTGCAGAAAGAAACGGAGTGGGTGGATGAATATTAAAACACGTTTGAACAATCTTAGATATTTTGAATCAAAATTGAACTCACTGCGACAGGAACGGATCGCGTTGCGTGCCACAGTTCAGAAAGCGCAGATCTATTCGGACGAGCCAAAAGGCAGCAAACAAGGCAACAAAACGGAAGATTTAAACGTTCGTATCATCACGAAGTCTGAACAAATCGACAAAAAAATGGAAAAACTTTGGAACGAACGCAATGAAACTGTACAAGCCATTGAGTCGTTAGAAAATCCACTAGAAAACATCATCATGCGCTGGTATTATATCAACGGTTGCAGTCGTTTTGAAGTGATGCGAAAGGTCAACTGTTCAAGGACTACATTCCATCGTGTGAAAAAGTCTGCAATCGAACACCTTGAAGCTAAATTATGAGACCTTTTGAACTTTTTGGGACTTTTAAAATGGTATTATGTTATTGAGGTTAAAAACCATTAACGGTTAGTTGAAATCATTGTAAAGTCTCCTTATATTTTAATCTCGAAAGAGTCGGCATCGGTCGGCTTTTTTATTTTGGATCAGAAAGGGGTGATGAAAAATCGCCAAATTGTCAATGAGGCAACAACGATTTGTAGATGAGTACATCATCTCTGGCAACGCCACTCAAGCAGCGATCAAGGCTGGGTACAGCGAGAAGACCGCTGGCAGGATAGCTGGGCAGAACTTGAAAAAACTTGAAGTCAAGGCCTATCTGGACGAAAAGATGGCTGAATTACAAGCCAAGAACATCATGAGCGCAGAAGAGGCCCTAAGTATCCTATCTGACATAGCGAGAGGGAAGCGTGACGAGGAGGTCTTAATGATGGACCCCACGACTGGAGAGGTTCGCAGGCTCACGAAAAAGGCAGATAATGCAACGGTTATCAAGGCAATCCAAGAACTATTAAAACGATACCCAACAGCCAAGCAGGCCGAGAAATTGGAACTCGAAATAGAGAAGTTAAGGACGCAGATGGAGCAAGGAGTGGTTTCAGATTTGAATATCACAATCATAGACGAGTGGGCGAAAGATGGAAGTTAATATCCAAGATAACGTTAACCCGCATTTTAAAGAGGTCTGGACTACCAGTAAGCCTTACAATGTATTAAAAGGCGGTCGTAACTCTTTTAAATCTTCTGTAATTGCCTTGCTACTGGTCTTTATGATTGTCCCGTTTCTGATAGCTGGCAAAAAAGCGAATGTGGTCGTTATTCGTAAGGTTGGAAACACTATTCGAGATAGTGTCTTTCTAAAAATACAGTGGGCTTTGAATAAATTCGGATTGTCTGGACGATTTAAGGCTACTGTATCGCCTTTTAAGATACAGGATACAGTCACAGGATCTTGCTTCTATTTCTACGGTCAAGACGACTTTCAGAAGTTGAAATCGAATGACATAGGGGATATTATAGCGATCTGGTATGAGGAAGCTGCGGAATTTAGTAACAAAGAAGATTTTGACCAGTCAAATGTGACCTTTATGAGACAGAAGCATCCAGATATTGACTTTGTGAAGTTCTTTTGGTCGTACAACCCGCCACGAAATCCATATAGCTGGATCAATGAGTGGGCAGAAGAATTAAAAGATAATGAGAATTATCTGGTACATTCGTCATCTTATTTAGATGATAAACTAGGCTTCGTCACGGAGCAAATGCTGGAAGATATCGAACGAATCAAAGAAAACGACTACGACTACTACAGATACATCTACCTGGGTGAACCAGTTGGACTTGGTACGAACGTGTATAACATGGACCTGTTTAGGCCAACTACAGAAGTACCAAGTGATGAACGTGTTATCGGTCAATTCTTTGCAGTCGATAGTGGACACCAACAATCTGCTACAACATGCTTGCATTTAGTTATGACAAGTGCTGATAAGGTTTATCTAATTGATAACTACTACTACAGTCCAGCGGGTAAGACACACAAGAAAGCTCCAAGCACGCTATCTAAAGACTTGCATTATTTTGTGACAGAGCAAGCGAAGCAATTCCCAAACGCTCCTATTCTCAATATGACAATAGATAGTGCCGAGGGTGCGCTACGTAATCAGTATTTTGAAGATTACGGTGAACGCTGGCATCCAGTGGCAAAGAAAAAGAAAATAGTCATGACTGAGTTTGTGCAGTCGCTTCTAGCAGAGGGTCGCTTTTTTTATTTAAAAACGGTAAACAATCTGAAGTATTTTATTGAGGAGCATAAAAAATACCAGTGGGAAGAAAAGTCAATCATGAATGATGATCCGAAGGTTGTCAAAGAGGAAGACCATACAGTCGATGCCCTACAATATTTTGTGCTAGATAACGCAAGATATCTTAATTTAAAGGTTTAATTTAAATGGGAATTATACAACGAATAGTAAATATATTTAAGAGAGGACAGTATGCGATGCAACAACAATCGCTAGGCAATATCACAGAACACCCACAAATTGCAGTGAGCCAAGAAGAATATACGCGCATCATGCGCAATCTACGCTATTATCAGTCCAAGTGGGATGATGTAGAGTTTATGAATACGAATGGTGATTTGGTTAAACGACCATTCAACCACTTACCAATTGGACGAACTGCAGCAAAGAAGATCGCAAGCCTTGTATATAACGAGCAGGCTACAATCACGGTAGACGAAACTGTAAGCGGTGCTGATGAGTATGTGCAAAACGTGTTGCTGAATGACCGCTTTAACAAAAACTTTGAGCGTTATTTTGAGAGCTGTCTTGCTCTTGGTGGACTTGCTATGCGTCCTTATGTAGATGGTGACAAGATCAAAATTGCATTCGTGCAAGCTCCTGTATTCTTACCTATGCGATCTAATACGCAAGATGTTTCGAGTGCTGCTATTGTCACTAAAACAATCAAGTCAGAGGGGCAAAAGAATGTATATTACACTTTGATCGAGTTTCATGAGTGGAAGAACGAAGAGGAATATACGATTACGAACGAACTCTACAGATCAGAGGTCAAGGACCGTGTAGGTGATCGTGTGCCATTGTTCGAACTCTACGAGGAGTTAGATGAAACGACAACAATCAAAGGGTTGAGCCGTCCGCTATTCACTTACTTAAAGACTGCTGGCATGAACAACAAAGACATTAACAGTCCTTTAGGCCTGTCTATCTTTGATAATGCCAAGAGTACAATCGACTTTATCAACACCACTTATGATGAGTTTAAGTGGGAGGTCAAAATGGGACAGCGCAGGGTAGCAGTCCCAGAACAGACAGTGCGTACTGAGTTTAACTCACGCAATGAGAAAGTCACAGTCACACGCAAGTTTGATCCTAATCAAAATGTATACGAGAAGTTCGATACAGGAGGTCTTGACGGATCTATCAATATCACAGACCTGACGACTCCTATTCGCTCAGAAGACTATATTAAGGCTATCAACGAGGGATTGAGCCTCTTTGAAATGCAGATAGGTGTATCTGCTGGTATGTTTAGTTTTGACGGCAAGAGCATGAAAACTGCAACGGAGATCGTATCAGAGAACTCAGACACTTATCAAATGCGCAATAGTCTTGTATCTTTGGTTGAACAATCATTAAAAGAATTGGTTATTTCGATTTGTGAACTCGGCTCACTCTATGACTTCTACGATGGCCCTATTCCAGAGATGGAACAAATCAGTGTCAATCTTGATGATGGTGTCTTTACTGATCGCAATAGTGAGCTTGAATACTGGACAAAAGCTCTTGCGAGTGGTCTGGTTGACCGTCGGACAGCGATTCAACGGGCATTAAAGCTAACAGAAGAAGAAGCTGACCAAATGGTACAGCGTATCAACAACGAAACGATGGCCACTGCTAACACAGAACGTGATACAACAGACATTGAAATCTACGGAGAATGATAAAGAATGAGTAAGAGGCTGCCGATACAATTTAATGACGAACAGTTAGAACTTGGATCGAGCCGTCTTGCTGATCTCTATCATAAGTTAACTGTCGAACTCTTTGAGCAGATGGTGGATAGACTGCTAGAACGTGGTACAACTTCGCTTACAGACAATCCTTACATCTGGCAACTAGAGAAACTCAATCAGATGCACGCACTCAATGAACACAATCTTAAAGTGATATCTAAGTATACGGATATCACGGAAGAGCAACTAAGAAATGTCATTGAGGGCGAAGGCTTAAAGATATACACGGACACCAAGAGCCAACTATTGGAGGATCTGAATAAAGATCCTCACTTTGATACAAGCCATGTACAGAAACAACTAGAAGCCTATTTAGAGCAAGCGAGTGGTGACATTAATAACCTAATCAATACAACACTGCCAAATGTCGTTAATGAGGTTTATCGTAATATAGCCAAGGAAACAGTTGCTAAAGTTGCAACTGGTGTTGCTACACCGGACAAAGCAATTGCTGAAACTGTCATGAAATGGCAGGAAGTTGGTTTTAGAGGCTTTAAGGATCGAGGCGGGAAGAACTGGCGCATTGATAACTACGTACGTACAGTCGTTAAGACTACGACACGCAGGGTATATCGTCAAATGCGCACGCAACCAGCAGACGAGCTGGACATTGATACCTTTTACTACTCAAAGAAAGCGACTGCTAGAGAGGCTTGCGCACCTTTGCAACATCATATAGTAACTTATGGCGAAGCAAGAGAAGAGGGTGGTTATAGCGTCCTATCACTAGCAGATCATGGATACGGTACACCAGGAGGCTGTCTTGGTATAAACTGCGGACATTATCTAACACCTTTTGTAATTGGCGTCAACGATATGCCTGACCTGGGAGACGATGTCAAGAACATCACACCAGAAGATGCAATCAGAAACGCTAATGCACAGGCTAAACAAAGGGCATTAGAACGATCTATAAGAGACAGTAAAGAAAAATTAGATATTGCCAATAAGTTAGGTGATAAAGACCTTATAGATAAGTACAAGAGTAAGATACGCACTCAGCAAAGCGCTATGCGTGATTTTCTAAAGGATAAGCCGTTTCTTCATCGTGATTATGCGAGAGAAAAATACTACAAAGGTCCATATACAGATGCTAAGAAAGAAGCAAAAGTCAAAAAAGAGTTTGCACGGCTGGAGAAATTCAAAGCAGAGCAAAAAGAAATGCGGGAACGTTTCACAAACGCTGCAAAAGATGGTATAATTAAGACAGAAATAAATGAGCAAAAACAAGCTAGCCACATCAAAGGTACCAACGAATGGCACAGAAGACTTGAAACTGAAATAACTAATGGAAATCGGGTCGAGCCGAGTTATTTGACAATATCAATGGATGAGGCTGCCAAACTTATTAAACGTTACTCAGGTACAGGGAAATTCTTGTATAAAGAAGATCCTGACTACATTCCTAAAAAAGAGATTATAAAACATAATCGCAAGATAGGTATGTATATTGACCAACGCACAGGCGATATGTTTGAAACTGACAGCTTTAGGATACACTATAGAAAGACAGGGGCACACATTGTCCCGACGCATGGAGGTAAGCCATGAAATTATGGACTTTTTTAAGACAAAACGTAAAACTTACGCTTAAAGATGGCTCAATCGTTTCAGGTTTTGTTCAAGAATACTGTAACAAAGATGATAATGATGAGGAGATTGACTCAATCGGCTTGGATGTCGACGGTACTCTTTATGAGTATTTTGAGGATGAAATCCTTAGTATTTCAGTAGCATAGCGCTTAGAACGATCTAGGCGCTTTTATTATGCCTTGAAATAGGAGGTGATCCGTCATCTTGACTAGCAGGAATAGACTGCTACTTAATCGTTATAAGAAACCGTATGAAAATTCATGCGGTTTTTATTTTGCGCTCATTTCTGGATAAGAGGTTGTTTCCTCCTTATTTCTTACCTCTTGCGGGATCGTTACCCGCTGGGCGCTTTCGACTTTATCCACAGTCGCTAAAGAATGGAAGATCACAATTTAGGAGGGGCAAGTAATGTCCGAAGAAATCCAAACAACAGACCAGCCTGTTAATGCTGGAGAGGTGGCTACTACCGAAGTTGCAAAAGAGGAAGCCAAGACATTTACACAAGAGGAAGTAAATGGATTGGTAGCCAAAGAAGCCAAAAAGGCACAGGAGAAGATCTTTAAAAGCCTGGGATTTGAAGATGTCAAGAGTGCTAAGGAAGGCTTCGAACAGTTGAGAGAGTGGAAAGACTCACAGAAGACAGAAGCGGAGAAACAATCTGAGGCGATCGCTGACAAAGAGAAGCAACTTGAAGCAATGCGCTTGGAAAACCAACAACTGACTGCTAAATATGCAGCTCTTACGCTGGGTGTACGCTCTGATGCTGTCGATGATGTCATTGCACTGGCTCAAAGCAAGGTAACTAACGATGCGACAATTGATGATGCAATCGCAGAAGTCCTTGCAAAATATCCGCAATTCGGGAATGCGCCCGAAGAACCAAAGGAAGAACCGAAACCCAGCTTCTCAGTCGGTGGAACACCATCGGTTAAAGAAGAGGGTGAAGTTGATCCTTTTGAGGCTATTATCGCCTCTTATGGCAAGAAAAAATAAGAAAGGAACATAATCTATGCCAAACAACAACAATCAAGCAGTCGCTCGCTACGAAAAACAATATCGCGATATGCTCTCAACAGTTTTCGGAGTGAATGCAGCCTTTGCTAATGCCTTGTCTCCTATCCAGATCTTGGACGGAGTGCAAGAAAACGCTACTGCATTCTCAGTTAAAACTAACGGAACTCCTGTCGTTATGGGTGAATACTCAACCGATGCCAACGATGGTGGCTTTGGAACTGGTGCTGGTAAATCTCGTTTTGGTGAATTGAAAGAAATCAAGTACACTAACACAGATGTACCTTACGACTATACTCTTGCAATCCATGAAGGTATTGACCGTTACACAGTCAACAACGACCTTAATGTTGCAGTCGCTGACCGCTTGAAATTGAACGCAGAAGCTCAAACCCGTGGAATGAACAAACGTATCGGTAAATTCTTGTCAACTGCTGCAGGTAAAACAGAAGCCCTCACAGATATGCAAGAAGCTACTGTACGTACTTTGGTTAACAAGATCAAAGCATACTACAGCAACAACGAAGTGATCGCTCCTGTTACATTGTACTTGCGTACCGAATTGTTCAACGCTATCGTGGATATGACCGCCAACACTACAGCCAAAGGCTCAAGCGTATCCATTGACGAAAATGGCCTTGCTAAATACAAAGGATTTGCGCTTGTGGAAACGCCAGAACAATACTTTGAATCTGGCGATGTCGCTTACTTCGTACCAGATGGAACTATCATTCCATTCGTAGGTATCTCTACTGCTCGTACAGTTGAGGCAGAAGACTTCGACGGTGTTAAATTGCAAGCCGCTGCTAAAGGTGGTACGTATGCACTCGAAGATAACAAGAAAGCGATTGTTAAGGTAACTGGTACAGTCGTTTAAAAGGGGGTAGCTATTGGCACTTTTTAAAACAACTAAAAATGTTTTCTTCCAAGATCTTGATATCACAGTATTAGAGAGTGATGTTGTGGAACTTGATGACGCGACAGCTAAAGAATTAATCGAAAAGTTGGCAGATGTATTCCCTGGCGAAACTGTACTGATCGAAGTTACAGAAGCTGGGGAACAGAAACCGAAACGCAGTCGTAAAAAGAAAGCAGAAACAGAAACTACAGAAACGGAAGAGGTTGAGGCATAATCCAACCTCTTTTATTTATAGAAGAGGTGAGAATATGGACTACCTAACCTATCCAGAATATCTTGAATTAGGTTTTGATGAAATTGATAAATTCGATGAATTGTACAAACGCGCAGAAATGACTGTAAACCTGTACATCCACAATTTCTATGCTTACAAAGACTTTGAAAGCGACTTTAAGCCACGCAAAAAAGCTGTAAAGAATGCTATTGCTTATCAGATTTACTACTTGGATCGTTCGGGTATCACTACGGCAGAGGAAAAACAATCATTGTCTAGCGTGACTATTGGGAGAACCTCTGTAAGCTATCAGAACAGCTCTCAGAACGTCTCTAAAGGATCTAAGTACAATCTGTCTCTTGATGCTGAAAACTGGCTTAGATTGGCTGGATTCGGCTATGGCGGGGTGTCTTATGATAGATAAGCGAATGTTAGTAGACACAGCAATCATTAAGAAGCGTGTTGGAATTGACGAGTGGGGAAAAGAAACATTTGGCGGTGATCTATATATTGATCCTTGCCGTTTTGACGAAAGTACCGCACATGTACAATCACAAAAGTCTGGTAAAAGCAAGAATCGCACAGACCAGTTCGCTGGAGTACTGTACATTGATACGGACTACTGCAATTTTGAAATCGATCGCTCTTATATTGATGGCAAGTTAATTGTAGACAATCAAGAGTACATCATCGTTAAGATCATCCCAAACAGACACCCGATCAATAAGCGAATACTTACTTATGAAATTGAGGTGATCTAATGGGAATTAGTATCACAGTTGATCTAGGACGGATTAATAAGAAGTTCGGTCCGAATGCAAAAAAAGTTGCTGAGTATGCTATCGCTAACCAAGCAATGCTGGACATGGAAAGGTTCGTGCCTCTCCGTGACGGTGATCTTCGAGGCTCTGGCCATGTATCTGGCAATCAGATTGTATATAACACAGTCTATGCCAGGGCGCAGTTTTACGGATCATCCTATAACAAGCATCGTAGCTTTAAGTTTAGCAAGTATACCACTCCTGGTACAGGTCCGCGGTGGGACTTGAAAGCCAAAGGAATGTATGGCGATAAATGGGCAGATAAGGGAAGGGAGGCATTAGGACTATGATTGCTAAAAATGATTTTTTAGAAAGACTTAATGCTTTTATTAATTCGCTTGATCTTCCTATTACATCCCGTATGGATTATTTAGACGAAGACGAGAGCCTTGTGGTTTATCCACTAGCCGGTGGTAAGATCAATAAAATCTATATGGACGAGGCTAGAGATGTATCGCTACCGTTTGAAATCGCAGTTAAGACGAAAGACCACGAAAAAGCCAATACTTGTCTATGGGCAGTTAATGAGGCTTTATCGGATTTATTCGTAGACATTCCAAGCGCTAACGGATCGTATGCGTTTGACAACCTAGAGGTAGCAATGCCGTTTTTGAATGAAAGAGACGAGCAAGGCTACTACATCTATTTACAAGATATTCAAGCAAACATTACGGTTTTCCAACCGCAAAAAGAAAGGAATTAATTAATATATGGCACGTTATAAAAACGCCCTACGTGGGCATTTCATCGCTCCAGTAACTGATCCAAAAGTAGAGCCAGAAAAATCTACTTATTTGGAACTCGCGAAATGGATCGAAGACATCGCAGACGACACAGACGAAGCTACAACCTCTGTAGCTTACTACGATGGAGACGGTACAGAAGAGACTACTGTTACATCTGTTAAAGGCTCTTACACTTTCAAAGGCACTTACGACAAGGAAGACCCAGCCATGAAGCACATCGCTGGTCTTAAATACAAACTCGGCAATGAACGACTTGTATGGCATAAGATCGTAGATGCTGATGGCAAGAACCAAACAGTCGGAATCGCTACTGTATCTGACATTAAAGCCGGTTCGGGTGCTGCTGCAGAATACGAAGAATTTGGTTGCAAACTCTCATACAACTCCATTCCGAAAGTTTCAGCAGTCGTCTAATCGAATTATTGGGCGCTATCTGTTTAGGTAGCGCTCTTTTTGTGCATTAAAGGAGGAAATCATGTCTATTTCAATCGAATTAAAACGCAATTATATCCCTATCAATATTGGAGAAATCGAACTTCAATTTGATACATCACTAGAGAATATCTCACGCCTCGCATCACTCCAGGAAGAGATCGCGGAACGCTTTAATAAATACCAGTTAGAGCTTATTGAGCGGTCTAATAATGGGGAGTTTGACGATCTTAAAGAGGGAGTTATTAACAAAGAAGTTATTGACGAAGCCTTTAAGATGCAGAAGAAAATGACGGAGATCAAATATGATGTGTTATTTGGGGACGGTACCTTTGCTAAACTTTATGAACGTTATCCAGACCTTGACGCTTTGGATCATGCATTTGATGAGGTAGATACCTTGCTGGGTGCTGAAATTGAACGTCTAGGCCAAGAACGGGCCAAGGCATCGGGTGCGGTTGCTGAGTCCTTTGTTAAAAAAGCAAAAGCGAAGAAAACCAAAAAGACCAGCAAAAAATAACAAGGAGGATTGCTCATGAAATTAAATGAGCCTATACAGAACTCCTTTGAATTAAACGGGCACACCTATGACGTAGACTGCTCCTTTGATCTGGTGCTGGACGTATTCGAGATGTTTGACAACGAAGTCATGAATAATCTCGAGAAGATGCGTACAGCGGTTTTAATGATGACGGACGAAGCCTTGGGCAATCCAGAGGATATCGTTGCTGTTTGGGAATATATCAACGAGCATTTTTTGAGAACTAAAAAAGAGCGCGTGGTTTATGACCGGCACGGAAACCCTATGCCGGTAGCCAAGGACGAAGAAGATGATATTCGTTTGATTGATTTTGAAGTAGATGCGCAGGAAATATACGCTAGCTTTGTGCAAGCGTACAATATCAACCTCCTTGAAGCACAAGGCCGGCTTACATGGCCCGAATTTATCGCGCTACTAAACGGTATGCCGGAGGGGACGGCTGTATCTCAATTAGTAGAGATACGGTCATGGAAACCCTCGAAAAACGATAGTAGCGAGTACAAGGCCAAGATGAGACGGTTACAAAATAAATACAGATTAGATGGAAAGGAGGGAGATGAATAATGGCAGATGGAAAAATTGTAATTGATGTCCAGGTCAACGGGAAGAAACTCTCAGAGTTATCAGACGCCTTGAAGCGTTTAGAATCCGAAGCCCGTCGATCGGGCCAAGGTGTCAAAAGTGCCGGAGATGGTATCCAGGCTACTGGTGATAAAGCTCTAAGAGCTGGGCAAGGCTTCAAACGTGCCGGTGACCGTATGGCTGAGGGTGCGAAGCTATCCGAAACATCAAGCAATGGCTTTCGTCGCGCTGGGGATAAGATCAAAGAGAGTTCAGAAGTCGCTTCCAACTCTGGGAATGGCTTTAAAAGAGCTGGCGAAAAGATCAAGGAAAGCTCAGATCTAGCTGGACGTTCTGGAAACGGCTTTAAACAAGCTGGGGAGAAAGTCAAAGAAAGCTCTGATCTTGCCCAAAGGTCTGGAGATGGTTTTAAACAGGCATCAAATAAAATCAAGTCAGCTAGTAATGAGGCTAGCTCTGGCGGTGAAGGCTTTAAACAAGCTGGACACAAAGTGAAAGCCTCTGGCGAGGAAGCCAAAGGGGGCGGTGCCGGGTTTAAAAAGGCTGGTGAAGATGCCAAGGCTGGCGGTGATAAAGCCGGCCAAGGTGCTAAAGGCTTTGAGAAAATCAAAGACGCAATCAAGAACTTTTCAGTTGGTGCGGTAGCCTTTAAAGCTGTCAGCTCTGCAATGAATCTTGTAAGCCAGTCAATGGATAAGGCTATCGACCGGTTCGATACTTTGCAACGGTTCCCTAAAGTCATGAAATCGCTGGGCCACTCTTCTAAAGATGTGGCAGCGTCTACTAAGTTACTTTCTGAGGGTATCGAGGGCTTACCAACAACGCTTGATACAGTTGTAAGTACAACCCAGAAGTTAACCTCAATGACTGGTAATTTGAAGCAGTCTACGAAGTTGACAATCGCATTAAACAATGCGTTTCTTGCTTCTGGAGCATCTACTGAGGATGCAAGCCGTGGTTTGCAACAATATACCCAGATGTTATCAGCCGGTAAGGTTGATATGCAAAGTTGGAAAACCTTGCAAGAAACCATGCCTTACGCTCTGCAGAAGACTGCTGAAAGTTTTGGCTTTGCTGGCGCATCGGCTCAAAAGGACTTCTATTCAGCCTTACAAGACGGAAAAATCACGTTTACCGATTTTAGTAAGCGTCTGATTGAGCTGAATAAAGGCACGAATGGCTTTGCCGAGATGGCGAAGAAAAACTCTGAGGGTATTAAAACGTCATTCGGTAACATCGTGAACGCGGTAGCAAAAGGGATAGCGAACGTCATTGCCGAGTTTGACAAGATGAGTAAGGCAGTTACTGGAAAGAGCATCGCTCAGAACCTTGATAGCATTAAAGGAGCAGTAAACAGCGCATTTAATGCGATTATTAGTGTCATTCGCGGTGCCACTCCAGTTGTTAAATCACTAGTCAGTGTATTGGGCTTTCTCAAACCTGTTTTAGACCCGCTTATCTCGGTATTTGCTGGTGTCGTATCGGCAGTCTTGCTCTTTAAGGGAGCGATGCTGGGGCTGTCAATTATCAAGGGTATCGGTAGCCTAATTGGTACGCTTATAACTTCCTTGGTATCACTGACCAGCACTTCGCTTGTAGCAACAGGAGCTACTACTGGACTAGCTGGAGCTTTGGCTTCGCTATCATCTGGTGGGGTATTCCTGGTTGTCGGTGCTATCGCTGGCTTGGTGTCATGGTTAACGCAGGAAAGCGAAGCGTCCAAGGAAGCAAAGGCCAAGAACGAAGAGTTTAAACGTTCCCTCGATGATTTACACGAAAGTGTAAACAAAGGCAATGAAGCCTATAAAGATCGCAGAAATGAGATCCAAGCAACAGCAGAGGACAACGAGCGATTAGTCAAGAAGATCGACGAACTGAACGCGGTCGAAAATAAGACGGCAAGCCAGAAGAAAGAACTTGCGTCGGCAGCAGAAACCCTTAACTCACGTATTGAGGGGCTAAATATCCAGTACGATAAAGCCACGGGCACAATCAATATGACCACGGACGCAATCCGTAAACAGATTGAGATTGCCAAGGCATCGGCTGAAATTGAGGCTGCCAACGACAAGATGGTTGAGAATGCCAAGAAGCGTCTCGAAATCAAGGATAAGATGAAGGAACTCGAGAAAGAGTACCAGAATATTATCAGAGAAACCGATGAGGCGGAGGGCGGAATGTTCGCCAACTCTTTGGCTAGGGATGAAATCAAGAGTCAGGCTAAACAGAAATACAACGAAGAAGTCAAGAAGTTACAGGACGACATCAAGAAGACCGAGGAGTCCGACAACGAATTAACGAATACAATCGTTAAGAATAACGAAACCAAGGCTAAGTCTACAGAAGATGCTTCGGGTCGTATGATCTACACGATGGAAAATATGAACGATGCCCAGCGTAAGGCTGTTGAGATGATGCAACAAGAGTTTGCGAATCTTAAAGGCGAAGTTCAAAACGCGTTCCAAGCTATCGAGCAACAGACGGCCTTGTCTGCAGACCAAATGACCGCTAACTTGCAGAAAAACATCGACGCGGTCGATAAGTGGTCACAGAACCTTGAAACACTCGCTAAACGCGGTCTTGACCAAGGTCTTATCGAGCAAATGCGTAAGGCAGGTCCTAAAATGGCCAACCAAACGCAGGCCCTTGTTGATGCGTCAGATGAGCAGTTAGGACGACTCAATACTAAATGGACTGAGGCAGGAGATAAGGCCAAGGAAGGCTTCCTCCGTGGCATTCGTGCAACCGGTCAAGAGTTACCACCCGAAATCGAGAGCATGGTGACTGCTATCGGTGATGAGTTCAGAAGCGCACTCGCTGATGCAGGCTTTGAAGTTAAGGGCCGTGAAGTACCTCAGAAAATTAGTGAGGGTATGCGGTCTGGTAAAGGCGACGTCCAACAGGCAGCCTCAGAAGTCACAGAGGCATCTAAGCAAGCATTTAACAACTTACCAACAGAAGCCAAGTACAGCGGTTCACAAGTGAGCGGTGGATATGCTCAAGGTATAACTGACAACCAAGGTGCAGCACAAAGCGCTAGCGAATTGCTCAAGACTGCCTCTTTAGGAGTCCTATCTGGACTCTTTGGCGAAGGACAAGCTAAAGGTGCTGAACTCGGTTCTGGTGTTGCCTCTGGCGCTAGTGGTGGAGCTGGTGCCGTACAAGCAGCAGCAGACACGTTGAAGATGTTTGCTGTAACCGGAATGTCTGGACTAGGACAAGAAGGGCAAGCCAAGGGCGCTGAATTTGGCGCAGGAGTAGCGTCTGGAATTAGTGTTGGGCAACAAGTAGCGATAGGCGCAGCATCCGCGTTGAACCTTGCTGTATCCGCTCAATTCCTAACAATGGGGACGAACGGCCAACAAGCCGGATCTCAATTTGGTTCTGGTGTTGGTGGAGGTATCACTTCCACGCAAGGGATTGCAACCGGCGCAGCAGGCATTATGAAACAGTTGATTAATGTCAGCGTAAGCTCGCTTGGTAGTGACGGCCGTAACTCTGGTACACAATTTGGTACTGGTGTTACAAGTGGTATTGCTAGCCAAAACGGCGCAGTACACGGTGCGTCAAGTGCCTTGAAATCGTCAGCCCACAGTGGGATGTCTGGTGGATATAGCGGAGGCTATAGCGCAGGTATGGCAATCGGCGAGGGTATGATGAGCGGTATCTACGCTATGGCTGGATCGGTTGCAGCAGCAGCAGCCAGCATCGCAAGTAGCGCAGTAGCAGCAGCACGATCTACCTTGCGGATCAACTCACCATCTAAAGTCTTTAGAGACCAAGTCGGTCGCGCTATCCCAGAGGGTATGGCGGTAGGTATTGAAAAATACGGCTACTATGTAGACGACTCAATGACCGACCTCGCTAATAAAACTGTAGAGTCTGGTAAAAAATACACGGACGGCTTTGGCTTCAACTTACCAGGGCGCGGTGATCTTGTGAGTGGCCTAACTGACTCACTAGCTACGCGTTTTGGCTATGTAGGCGGTGGAAACTCAAGCTCTAGCGTGACCAACAACTACACTCTTAACGCAAACGGCACGGCTAATGATAACTTCTTTAGTCCAGAGAATATGCGCAGGCTCTTGCGTGAGCTTGCTTACTACACTAACTTAGAGGGAGGTAAAATGGCATAGATGGATACATTTACATTTAATGGCACAGATAGTAGCAAATTTGGCTTGCGTGTCACAAGTGACTACGTAATCAATTCTACTGGTCAAGATGTCGACACAGTGGCAGTAGCTGGCCGTGATGGTGACTTGCTACTGCCTAATAATCGCTTGAAGTCTGTTACTATTGAACTCCCTTGCACAATTATGTCTAATCGCAAGCTAACAGATGTAGAAGGCGACATCAGCAATTGGCTCAATGTCGCAGGCTATAAGGACCTGACCTTATCATGGGATCCAGATTTTATCTACCGTTCAGCATTTATCGAGACATTTGAAATTGCGAGTCTTATGCGACAGTTTGGCAAGGTCAAGCTGAATTTTTTGACCTATCCCGTCAAATTTTACAAACAAGGCCGTACCACTCAAACGTTATCGAACGGTGCTACAGTCAACGGCATCGGTAATGTCAACGCTAAACCTATCATCACTCTAGTGGGGTCGGGTGACTGCACACTTACTATTAATGGTCGCAAGACTAAGTTGAGGGCCGTGCAGAATACGATCACGCTGGATATGCAGGCTAGACAGGTATTTAGCGGGAACTTGCCAGCATGGGACAAGGTCGTGAGAGCGCCACAATACCAAATGCCGTATTTAGACGCTGGACGGAATTTAATAAGCTGGGACGGTGATTTTACTGTCAAGATGGCACCATACTGGGGGGTTAAGCTATGATACCTATACTATTTAATAAAAATGAGCAGTCATTTGACACTTATGGTTTGGGTGAGCTTAACGTAACCAAAGGTACAGCGACAAGGGAACGTAACGGGAATTATACGCTATATGCTGAAATTCCCGTTAATGATCCAATGGTTGCAAGTCTTGAGAAAGAAATGAAGCTGAAAGCTGATGCTGGTCTAAGAACCAAAAACCAGACTTTTGAAATCTCGCGTATCGTGAAGGATAGCAGTAACATCGTTAAAATCTACGGTCAACATATCAGTCATAAGCTGGAATACATGGCACTACGAAATGCCACGGCATTTGCTGGATCGGCATATAGCGCACTAGGCATCTGGAAGGGTGCGTTGATTGGTGACCTACGCTTTGATGTATGGTCTGACATCCAGACGGTCGGTAAGGGTGTTTTTGATATCTCCAAAATGGAGAATGCACGGCAGGCCCTTGGCGGTGTAGAAGGCTCTATCCTTGATATTTATGGCGGTGAATACGAGTTTGACAATATGACCGTGCGACTGCATAAGCAGTTGGGTCGTACTGCTCCAACCGTACTGGAATATGGTCGTAATATCTTATCCGCTGAATCAGACGAAACGATCGAGAGTGCATACACTAGCGTGTTACCATTCGCGACTTACACACCAGATAAGCCAGAGGGTGATACGAGCGACAACCAGCCCGATGCAGTAACCGTAACGCTCCCAGAAAGTTATGTAGATAGTAAATACAAGGACCTATACGCACATCGCAGAATTAAGGTCGTAGACTTTTCAAGCGAGTTTAAGAGCGATGGGAAGAATAAGGATATTCCCACCATTGAAAAACTGCGTAAGATGGCTAACGACTACATGGATCGCAATGCAATCGGTAAGCCTAAGATCAATATCAAGATCGAGTATGCTGATTTAGCTAAAACACTTGATTATGCAGATAATGGCTGGATTGAAGAACTGGAACTATGCGACATCGTACCAATCTACTATCCACAGATCGGGCTTACAGATGAGACTGCTAAAGTAACCACGATCACTTACGATTTTGTCAATGAACGAAATGAGAGCGTGGAGTTTGGTGATATCGGCACGAACGTTAGAGCCACTATGCAGAATGGACTTGCTGGCAAGGTTGACGATATTGCCAAGGCTCAACAAGCGTTTGAGGACAGCTTGCCAGACTATTTACTAAACGCACAAGGCAACAAGGTTTGGTACAACCAACCAGATGATAAAGAGCATAAAATCGGCGATATTTGGTTTGAGAAGAACGGTATCTATGATCGCATGTATGTCTGGAACGGATCTCAGTGGGAAAAGCGTATCGACACAGAAGATGTCGATAAGATCAAAAAAGAAGTCGATAAACAACTAGAGCAAGCCAAGCAGTCAACTGCGCTTGAAATTGCCAAGGCTGACGCAAAGGCACAAGAAGCGCTAGCTTTAGCTGGTACAATCCCAGACATGCCCACGCTATCTGAACAGATCAAACAACAAATTTTAAGTAGTCCAGATCTATCACACAAGGTTATAGAAACATTTAGCCAGACAGATAGTGAAACAATCTATCGCAAAATTTATCAAAAAATCAGTAATGATTTTACAGATAAAACTACTGGTGACGGTCTTGCCGAATTCGCTGGAGAAATGAGCCAAAATATAACTTCATTATCTGATCAGATTACAAAACAAACAGTCGAATTTAACAAACTCACAGAGTCGAACAAACTCTACGAACGTATCATTGGCAAGTCCGAAACAGACGCACCAGACAAACTATCACGACTTGTCATGAGTAGCGAGATCTTCCAAACAGAAGTCGGTAAGTATGTCACTGACGATAACAACTTAATTGTCAATTCGATGTCTATGTCCACTAATACGCTTGTTAACGCAAATAGGAACGGAGTGAATGTTTCTGTAAGCGATGGTGTATTTACTATCAAGGCGCAAGGGCTAACAAGCTATAATTTCAGCGGTTTTACTTTGCCGATTTATATAAAAAAGATTTATCGTGGCGAAACGTACACGCTAGGTTTTAAATATCGCATTCGCGAGAAAGTTGATACTAACTTTGTTTTCGCAATTAAAAACCACGTAGGTAATAAAATGTTATTATCCGCTGACATAGCAAATGCACAGACTCCCGAAAGCGAAGAATGGATCGAATTTCATCGCACATTTACGGTGCAAGAAGATTTTGCTTTCAGTGAAAACTCGGGAGGAAAATATCCATTTTATATCTACATGGCCAAAAATGGCTGGATTGAATTTAAAGAGCCAATCCTTGTGCGTGGATCAAACACAGGGCCATACAAGCCAAGTCAGTTTGACGATGTTTTTGCTGATAACAATGCAGTACGCACACAAATGACCCTGCTTGCGGGATCATGGGCCGTGAAGAATCTCAACAGCAACAGTGATGTACTCAACTCGATCAATGTACTCGCTAACGGTACGAACCGAATAGACGGACGGTTAACGCATATCACAGGCCAGACCGTGATAGATGAAGCAGTCATCGATTCCGCAAATCTAAAAAAAGTTTCAGCTAGTAAAATATCTGGTGGGGAGGCCGACTTTGCTAAAATCAACGTTGTCAATTTCGACGCTAAAAATGTGACGTCTGGGACATTTACAGGACTCACGTTTAGAGGCGGTATGATCGAAGGGTTAAACGGCAAGATGAATATCGATCTGCAAAACAGTCAAATAAATATATTGGATAATGATGCAGGGATCAATCGGCAAAAAGGAGGATTCCCGTTGCAATTCATCCGAATGATAAACGATGACCAGATCACTAATCGAGGAGTTAAAAACTCGACACTCACAATTATCGGTTCAAATCGTGACGGGACTGGAGTGTCACATAACAGCGGTTTTGCGGGGTTTAGAACATACAACAGCGCTACTGATTCGCTTTCTGAGATTGTCGGAGATCAAGTGCTTATTATGACTAATAATAGTATGCGTAGTCCGTGGATCTTTAAGGCAGCAGATTATACTGATAATCAGCACAGATTGATACCGTCGAACGAAAACGGTACTAGACACTCGATCGGTCGAAGTGACAGGCGATTAAGTGAGATCCACGTTGACGAAATTTATGTAAATGGTGTACGTCTTAAGATGGCTCTTAAAGATATGCTGAATCGTATGGGCTATCGAGGAACAGGAAATTGGGGGGATAATGTAAATTGATGAACGAACAAACATATCAACGAACTTTGAATAAAATCAGCTTTAGACTAGCAAATTCAGAGATGGTATCAGCGCAGTTTGAAGCGCTTTACGAAGAATCTCAAGAACAATGCAAGCAAGTTAACGACTTATTAGCTAAGTTCAACAAGGTTTTAGAGAGCGATCCAGCACTCAAAGAATTGTTTGATGAGGCTTCCGCTAAAATCGAGGAGGTGAAAGTAGATGGAGTTTAAAGTAGTAAACAAGTTTTTGCAAGAACAAAATAAGACCTTTGTGGCGATCCGTTGTCAGGATCCTTATACGGCTTATGACCGTATTTTGGAGGGAAACCACATGGGAGAAACGGACGAGACTTTGATCCAAGCGGTCAAAAAAATGGTCCAGATTGAGAATGACCCATCTGGTGCCATGTCGTCCATGCAGCAGCTTATTGATTTGACATCTCAAAAAACGAATGAAAACGAAACAATCGTTAAGCGAATGGACAAGCTACAAGCAATCTTCATCGAGTACACGATTGCGAGCGGTCATATGCCTATTAAGACCTACCAAGCGATCTCAGCATTGCTCCCAGAGCTCAAACCTAAAAAACGGTATTTAACAAATGATATCGTACAAGCTACTTATCCGTATGATACCAATCCAAAATATCCGCAAGGCTCGCCTATCATTTTAAAATTTATCGACAATTTTAACTATAATGACGAAGGAGTGCAAGTACTATTGCAACGTGGCGCGGTGTCGATCGTAATGCCACAGTTTGAGGAGGTGAGCGAATGATCCATTTTACGCCAGAGGATATCTCGATGATGTTCGGATTTGTCGGGATCCTCCTTGGCATCTACGGCAATTTCAAGGGCAATATCGCGGCACAAGAGAAACGTATGGTCGTAATCGAGAAAGACATTGAAAACATGCGTGATTTCCGCGTGACAGCCGTTAGACGACTTGATAATCACGATGAACAAAATAAGTCTCTATTGATCCTCGCTGAGCAGGTAAAGGCTTTGAGCGAGGACATGAAGGAGCTTAAAGCCCTTATCCAGAGCAAGAATTAGGGAGGTGATGTGATGTCGAGTATCATGACGAGTATTCGGCAAGTTGACGGCGGAAGTGTCATTAAATCGGGTGACACTTCTTCCGTTTTTAAATTTGAGATCCTTGATGATGATTTTGTCAAGAAGGACCTCACAGGCACAGGTAAGCTGGTTATTTTTAATTCTAAAAACGTGATCCTGTACCAAGATGTAACGGTCGAGAATGGTAGCTTTAGCTTTAAGTTTGACAAGGTGGTTGGGCCTGGATATTACAAGCTAGAAATCAAGTTAGACGGCTACGTATTTCCAACAGGAGATTTCGAAATCCGTGTGCGACCATCGTTTAACCCAGCGAACAGCGTGCCAAGTGACACCGAAGACCCAAAATGAAAGCGTTGGCCGAAGAAGTACGGAAGCAGTTGGGCAACGTTAAAATAGATGAGCTTCCAGACCTATTAACAATCTATAATTTAGCTAAAATTTGAAAGGAATAAAAACATGGCAGAAAATAAACTCGAAGCAGTAGTAGTAGCAATCGGAACCGATATCAAAAACTTGCGTAATGCAATCAACGACAAGGAAGTAAACGCAGGAATCACAGAGCAACAGCTCAATGAAGCGATCCAACGTGTTAAGTCTGACATTCTGGGCGAAGGTGTCCCAGAGAATCTCGACACGCTCAAAGAGATCGCAGACAAGATTGTTACTCTTAATGGTGACACTAGCGGAGCGATCGTGGCGAAGTTGACAGAGCTTGGTCAAAAAATTGACGCTGTAACTGACGTTGATTATCTCGCAGCCTACAACGAAGCAAAGGGGGAGTAATATATGAATCTAATTGAAGCATTTAAACAAATCGGACGGGATATCAGAGATCTAACCACTCGATCAAAGAAAATCGAAACAGACACAGCTACTAAAATCCAGAGCATTGAAAAACTGGAGTGGTTGAAATCTTACGGTTCTTGGGTAGCGATTTTTGAGGAGTTGAAAGATTCTGAAATTGGCGCCCCTACCGTAAATCTTCCGTTTTATATTGTCCGAGACAAGCAGACAAATTCCTTATTTTTTAAAGGCTTGGATCGTCCTCCGTTTTTTAAAGATCCAGAGACTGGTAAAATTGAGTGGAAAGGGCTTTTTGAATGGGAATATCAAATTAATTCCGAGACCGTCCTTGGATTCTACATGCAACAATTTACGACCAGGGAGGAATGGAATGATTACAATAACGCTTTGAACAAAGAACAAGGTCTTGAGCGGACAATCGTTTCCAAAAATATTAACGAAGACGATGAAATAGCAACTAACGGCCTATGGTACGTTGACGATGATGGTCACTTCCAACGTTTGGTTGATACCATTATCGAGCTAAAGAAAGAAATTGCAGAATTGAAAGGAAATCAAAAACATGAATAAAATTAACTGGTCTGTACGTTTAAAAAATAAAAATTTCTGGTTGGCAGTGGTGCCAGCTCTTGCATTGCTATTCCAAGCATTCGCGAACATTTTCGGAATTAAATTGGAATTTGGCGAAACCATTGATAAGATCTTGGTATTTATCAATGTACTCTTTGCCTTCCTTGTCCTTATTGGAATCGTCAACGACCCTACAACCGTAGGATTGGGTGACTCAACTCGTGCGCTTGGCTATGAAGAACCTCACGAAGATTAGTATATTTTTGCTGGCAACCGTCTATTTCTGGGTGGTTGCCTTTGATTTTAGAAAGGAGCAGTAATGGCTACATCAAATGATATTATCAGATTCGCAGAAGGTCTAGCTGACCAAGGTGTAGGAGTTGATGCGGATAATTCTTGGGGAACGCAGTGCGTGGACCTACCAAACTCTATTTCTATCAATTTCTTTGGTAAGGCCCTTTGGGGCAATGCGATTGATCTGCTTAATTCTGCCCGTGACCTTGGCTATGAGGTAGAATATAATCAAGAGGGCAACGTTAACAGTCGTCCAAGAGCTGGCGCTGTATTTGTGCAAGAGACAATCTATCTGTACGGCCATCCGTATGGTCACACAGGTCTGGTCATCGAAGACAGTGACGGATACACTATGCGTACTATCGAGCAAAATATAGACGGAAATGCTGACAGCCTATATGTCGGTGGCCCAGCACGATATAATACCCGTGACTTTACTGGCATTGTAGGCTGGTTTTACTTCCCTGTAGACGATCAATCAGCACAAGTAAACACCATTGAGCCGTCAGAACCTCTCACAGTCGATTCTAGCGCATTTAATGAGGAGACAGGTACATTCAAAGTCGAAGTGTCTGCGCTCAATGTGCGAGCTTCTGCAGGTCTATTCGGTGAGATTGTAGCAGTATACACAGCAGGTCAAGCTATCAATTATGACGGCTGGATTGATAATGATGGCTATATTTGGATCACATACATCGCAGGATCTGGCAATCGCAGATATGTCGCAGTCGGGCAATCGCAAAATGGTAAACGTATCAATAGCTTTGGATCGTTTAGTTAGATATTGGTTCTTCCCCTCCCGTTTTCGGGAGGGCTTTTTTTGTTGCTGTTATAACAGCAATTTCCCAGATTGTCTATTATAACGGCAACCGAATGACTACGTAATTGACTACGTTTTTATTTGTTTGAGTGATATGTGACCATACCCAAAATATAGTAAAATCAACTAATCATATCTAACGGATATCTAATGGTAATCGTATTAAAATTTTGGTATACTTAAGAGTATAAATTTATTAGAAAGTAGGCTTCCCATGGAGAAATTACAAGCCCTGTTATCGGAACGGTTT